AGTTCAATTTGTGGAACTTGTTTTGATTTTACAACTACTATATCATCGCTAAAATTTTCTTTAATATGCTTAGTAATTAAAGATGTCATGCCTAAGTCAGAACCTAATATTAAAACTGTTTTCATAATTATTTCTTTTTAAATTGTTCAACTAACCATTCCGTTGCTGTCTGTTTCATTCTTCTACTTCTTTAATTTCATACTGTACATCATCTTCAGAAACAAATCTAATTTCAATTTTACCATTCATATTAGCACCAAATGGATTTCCGTTAATATAACAATTTCCGTACTGGTCAAAGAAGTATTGGTGTCTACATTCTCTTTTGTTTGTTTTATCCCAGAGTATTTTTTTCATAACTATTTCTTTTTAAATTGTTCAAACCAATGGTACATAACTAAATATACCTTTCTTTGTTAATTGATTTGTCCTACAGTATAAAGATAAATTACCTTTATAGTTTAAGACTTCTTCAGCTTCTTTAACTGAATTAAACACTTGTAATAATTCTTTATGACTATTATAATAATAAACCTTTTTCTTTTTACTTTCAGACATTTCTTTTTGTAAATCCTTTAGTTTATCATGAACTTTACATAAGCCATTTTTAAACCCATGAATCATATTTTCTGAATGAGACACCCACTCTAAATTACATAACCTATTGTCATGTTTGACACCATTTATATGATTCACAAAAGACTTATTGTCAATGTTAGGTAGAAAATAAATTGCTAATAATCTATGTAAATAAAAAGTCTTTTTAGTTTCCCCTAAACATAGTTGCACTGAAACATATCCACTTTTCTTTCTATGTACCTTCTTAATTTTATTATTTGAAATTCTTTTAACTACACCATCACAATTAATTTCATAGTCAAAATCTTCTATTTGTTTCCACATAACTCATCTAATTTTTGTAAATGATTTTTAATAACTTTAAGTATTTCAAAAGCATCAACATCACCAATCGGTAGTTTATCATACAAATCATTTCTTAGTTCATCTATATCACTATACATTCTTTCAGCTTGCTTATCTCTATCTTCTAAAGCTTTTTCACAGCTTTCTAAAAGTGTTTTTATGTGATTTAACTCAATTTCCATTAAACTAATTCTCTCAGCTTGCCATTTAGCACCTAATTCAAATGCCTTTTCAATTTCATTTCTTGAATATTTACCATTACTATTTTTTGGTAAAACTTCTTCTAATGTTTCTTTGTCCATACTAATTAAGTTTAAACTAATGCAAAATCTTCTTCAAGAATCTCTTCCGCTTTCTCAGTTTTGCTTGTACTTACTACAGCAAATCTATTAGCATTATAATATTCATAAGGAAAACATCCATCAAGGTTTATTTCTTCTAACTCATATCCATATGTGTTAGCTTGAATACCCATATTCATTACTCTCACCACTGTGTAGAATTGATCTTCTACTGGCCATTGACTTAAAGGAATTTTATTGGGTTTATTTTTTGAATTAATGCATTTGACTTTCACCTATCTCTACATTTAATTCTAGATCAGATAATTGGTTATATATATCAAAGATGTCATTAAATACACCGGACATAATATCATATGAACCTTTATTATCTACTATTATAGCACACTGCTCAGCTTGATCAGGTGAATGCTTACATACTTTAATGAGACAAGCTATGATATATAAAAAATCATGGCTGTTATCATTATACAATGTTATTTTATGTGTCTTTTCCAAAACCATGTCTTTATATATTAATTTACAACTTATTTTCTTCAGTTCCTACTATTATTGTATTTCCTACTTGATTCATGGAATCAACAATATCAGTAAAACCTTTACCATAAGGATCTATATAGTCTGTATAAGACTTAAAGTAACCTTTAGTAGTTAATGTATCTATATTCTTAATCAGTAAGCTCATTCTTGATTTATTATCAACTTCAAGCTGGATCAAATCCCATTTTGCTGATGCAATTTTAGCCAAAAATAAGTTTAATCTAGTATTAAATTCATCTTTTATGTGAATTTTATGACTATAATCATCAAAAATCTGTATCAGAGTCATCAAAGCATTAGCATCAGTATTACCAAATACACTCATTGGTTCTTTAATATACTCTTCAGACCATTCATGCCATTCAGATACATCTTTCTTTAATGCATACTTAAACTTTTTACTCTTTTTCATCTCATCAATATCATAAAGAGCACTAGATATCTTTACCACTGCTCTTATGAATCTTACATTGTCCTGATCATATTCTGCCATCTTTCTCTAATTCTTTTAATAAATCATCTGCAAAATCAACAGCACAAATTACAACTTCAACTTGCCTGACTTGACCATTTGTTATAAGTGCTTGCATAGCTAATCCAGCAAAGTATTCACGTTTAGTTAATCCCTTCTGATGTTCACCTTCACCATATTTTGCAAAAGTACCACATTTTCCATTTTCCATAATCAGTTAATTAAATAATGTAAAATTATACTCATAACTATAAATCCAATTGTAAACGCTACAAATCCTATTATTATTTTTTTCATCTTATGTGTTTATGTGAATTAAAAAACTAATTTTTCTTGTTAATGTAGGGTATGTTTCACGTAACCAAGCAGTTAAAGTATCATCTGATTCTTTACCTTTACCTTCCATATGACACTCAATGTATGTATGTACTTTTACATTTTTGAATATTGGATTTTTTCTTAATTTTACAGGTATATCTGATAAATCTATCACTGTTCTTGTTATTTTATACATCTTATATTCTTTTTAATATCAGACAATTTTCTGCATCTAGTTTTGGTTTTCTATTAATCCTTGCACCTAATCCAGTATCTTTATTAACTATCTCAACATCCCATTCAGTTTGTTGTAATGATTGCATGATTCTTTTAAATACTTGAGTAAATGTTTCATTATCTTCATTATCTTCACAACTATTCCAAGATTCAGCAATAGCTTCTTTTAGTTGATGTTCACTAAACTTCTTATCACCAAGAATTTCAAGAATAGCTTTAGCACCTTCAATAAAACCTTCTTGCCTATAAATGTTAGTTACTTCAATACGATTAGGCATAAACATAGCACCTGTATTTTCAATAGGGTATTTTTTACTAGACAACTCATCCAAATCATAACCATTAGCTATTGCTTCACAGTTTTTGAGTGATAGTTTTCCCATAGGATTAGGTGCAGATGATGCTATCTTAGAACCATCTTCACCATATAAGTCCCATCTATCTTGTCTTTTTACTAATTCAGCTTTCATAATTTTTCTAATTCAGATTTAACTTTTTCCCAATATTTAAACTGATTCTCCGCGGTTGTTAAATCAGTAATAACAACTGAATTTATAATCTCATCAACTGCAATTAAAGCACATTGTTTAGCGTTATCTTTTTGATTTTTTCTATCCGAAGAGTATGATGTTGCTCTTGGATAAAATTTATCTACTAATTCTGCTGCTTTTTCTTTTGCTGTCATAACTTAATATTAAAATCTTTCCACTCTATTTTACTCTGATCTAAATTTGATAATGCTTCAGTAACCCAACTCTTATCAATAGTATCTACATAACATAATATATGAATAGTAGCTGTCTCATCAACTGCTAATCTGAGGCAACGCCCCAGTCTTTGGTTGCTTCTACGCTCATTACCATATGCATGTAGAATAATGCATTGCTTTAACTCAGGAATATTAATACCCTCACTTAACTGCAATACACATGATAGTCTAGTTATTTCACCTGACTTAAACATTTCTAGGTTCTCATTAGACTCAGGATTAGTACTATGATAGCTATTTGTGCATAACACATCAGCCTGTTCTTGAGTATTAGCAAATATTATACACTTAGAACTAATTGAGTTACTCAATAGTTTAGTATACTTTTCTTTACTTGGATACTCCATCATAGCTTTCATTCTCATGATTCTACTTATCTGTTGTTCTTTACCTGGTCTAGACATATCTATTCTATTACACCAGTATTGATAATTAGCTGCTTCAGTAGTAAAGAATTGTTTATACTTACTACCTGCTTTTACATTCTTGTTGACGTTATCTAGTTTAATCTCATGTACAATGATTTTATAATCATTTAAGATATTATCATTAACAGCATCATCAGTAAGATATTCATAGCAAATAGGATAGAACTCTTGCATCATCTCACCTTTTTCACTATATGTATTTTTAGGAGGAGTACCGGTTAATCCTAAGATTTTACCGGTATACTCATCCAAAAATTCTCTATGTGTAGGTAATAATGAGTGAGCCTCATCAAAGTATATCATATCATATTCTCTAGGATCTAGCTTATTCAAACTTAAATAAGTTGTGAATTTTACATTATCCATAAGATGTGACTTTTTAAACTTTATTGCTTCAGCTCTCCAAGATGTAAAGATACTTAACTTAGGTGCTACTACTAATACATTCATCAATGGAGTCAAGTTTCTTTCCATATGCATTAAACCTACTAAAGTCTTTCCAACACCTGTGGCAAGAATCAATGAGCAACGCTTTTTATTATTAGTTGCATTTAATGCAAGTTCTTGAATTTTTTCTCTGGTCATAATTTTATTAGTTTATATTTTTTTAATAACAATCTTGATTTTTTTATTGCTATTAAAACACCACTTTCACTGCAATTTAAATATTCTGCAACTTTCATAGCACTATCAAAAACAATTATTTCATCTGTTATAATATTAATTATTTGAATAGTAAATGCATCAGATCTTGTGATTGTATTATTACATTCTTTACCAGGTACAATTAAATAATAATCTTTATATTTTCCACTTTTACTTTTAATTATTTGTGATGTTGAATTTGGTTTAAATGCTGGATAAATATTTTTTAAATATCTACCTGCTTCATTATATCCATTAAACTTTTTAATAAGATTACAATTACAATCATATACATTAACTTTTTTCTTTTTATCAGTATTTAAATGATTTACTATTATTCCAGCTTTAGACTTTTCTTTCATTATTGCTGAGATTTTCTTTTTAGTTTCATCACTCATTTTATTTGTAATTACATCTCTTCTTATATTATAATCTGGATTAAGATTATCAATATAATATTGTTCTCTAACAAATATTTGATCAATACTGCATATTTCAATTATGTCTACTTTAAAACAGGTTTTTCCATATTTATTGTATGCATTTTGCAAATAAGGATTTTTATGCTGTTGATTTAATAGATCTGACTTATGTCTTCTCAGTCTATAATAAATGTTTGTACTACTGCCAATATATATATTATTATTTACACTATTAGTAATTTTATATATACCACAAATTTTATATCCGTATCCTTGTTTTATTTCCATATTACAAAGATAAGGATATTATTTATTTTTTAATAAGCCCTATTTTAAATATGATTCTACATCTACAACTTCTGAATACCTATTTATTTCGGGGTATCTCGCCCACCAAGTACCTTGAAATGTATAGGATAATTCTAAAGCATCTTTTGTGTATTGATGCTTAAACCAACTACCTTTTTTCATTTTTCTGTACCACTTGTATTTAGCTAAGTATACATCAAGCCAAGTTTGTTTTTGCTTCATTTTATTTTAAATTATTTAAGCCACCCAAGAATACGGGCTTCTTTACTATTAGAATGCACCCAATCATGACAGTTGCGACATGTTACCGCCCACGTACTTTGAATTAAATAAAAAGCACTTCTGTCTGCACCAGAAAATTTATGATGAATATCTGTACCCATATTAGTACAACCACCAACTTTAATTTCACATAGTGGATGTTTCTCAAGATGCTTTGCTCTTAATTGTAGGTATTCAGCATCAAGTTTTTTTCTCTTAGCTGATACTTGAGGTATAATCTTATGATCTGGATCTTTAGATTGTATCTTACCCCAGCAATTTTTACAATATTTGTTACCAGAAAGACTGTCATTTTTCCATATGTAGGAGTCTCTAAGACATCCATTACAAAGCTTTAATTTTTTATTCAACATCTATGTATGTGTTTTTAATTTCTTTCCACACATATCCATATGCAGTTTTTTGAACAATTCCTTTTAATGCATTATCAACAGAATTATGACTTTTTAAGTTAAGCTTTTTTACAACATCAGGTAATGAAATATACTTGTCTATAAGATTATTATGTTTATCATATTGAAATATTAATCTTTTTACATAACATTTATGTCTATTATAGGACACATAATGATTTCTTACACTACCTTTTGTTCTTAAGGCTTGAGTTATTTCAATTGGATCTGCATTTAAATATTTTGCAGTACTTAAACCAGATGGAAACTCTTTAATAAATTTACCATACATATCAAATAAATAAGTTGTTTTAAGACTCTTGTTAATATAAGGTTCAATTGATTTTGCTTTAAAATTTCTAAATTGATATTGTTTAGCTCTACCTTTTCTTATACAACATGCATAAATAGTTGTATATCCTATATTTAATACTTTTTCAGCAGCTTTTGCAGATATCCATTCAGCTATAAAGTTTCCATTTAAATCATATTGATATATTTTTTGGTTATCTTTCCATTTATGCCCACCTGGTGCTTTGTTAACTAAATTACCTTGATTTAAATGGTTTCTTCCATACTTATTAATTAGTTCTACTTCTTTAATACAACAATCAATTTCATTATCATACACATGAAGTATTTGTACAAGATACTGGCCATTACAGTCATTATAGACATCTTTCCATTCTTTACTACGGCAACTTTTAATATGTGCCCTTGTTGGTTTACTTATATTATATGTTTTTCCAAGACCAATATAAAAAATCTTATTTGTATCAAGCCTTGTATGAGAATAAATGTAATATTTCATGTGGAAGTTTTATATATTTATACAAATATATATAATTTTTCCATATTTAACAAATTTATTTATTTCCTTCATGTGCTTTCCAGATATACTGATCAGATTCACAACCTGAACAGTATTTCTTTTTCTTTTCCATTACCAATTTGTGGTATTAGTAATACAGTAATGCGTTCCTACATAAGCAGTCATCCAATCAGACTGTGATAAAGTCCATGTCTTTACATTACCAGAACAGTCATTCTTTATATCAACTGAATAGTTGGATACATTATCTGATTGTATTATACCACAATTACATGGCTTACTTGGTGTAGGATTATCTTTCTTACAACTATAAGTGAAGCCTGCTGTTACTATTGTTATTATCAGTATTATCTTTTTCATCTATTTTAGTTTTATTTTCAATATAATATTGCATTCCATCTAGCATTATTTCATTCTGTTGCTTTTCAATATCTAGTGCATGTTTAAAAGCAATTTCCCATTCTTGATAATCAAAAGGTTCATCTTTTTGACCTTCTAACATTCTCATTAACCATTCTACTGCTGTTTCCATCTTATTCTGATTTAAAGGTTTTATTGTAGTATTGTTCTCCAAGTTCATCATAACCTAATGCATAAGCATCAATTATTTGTTGTTTCTCCATTTCTTTAGCTTGCTTTATAATTGCTTTCCACTCAGCATTTGTATGAGTTTCAGTTAACTTTTCTAATAGCCATTCTACTGTTGTCTGTTTCATTTTATTCTGATTTAAAGGGTAGACTGTTACATCTACCCGTTAATATTATGCTTTCTTTAATCTTGGTAATGCATTAAAGTCCCTATCCAACTCATAAAAGTTTTTAGGTAATATGCCTTCAGTAATAAATACACCAACTATTTGGTCTTTACTGATATTAAGATCCTTAAAAGTGAGTGTATTTTTAAATTCTACATCTGTTTCCTCAGTTTCAATAAAGAACTGTGTTATAGGACTTTCTGGGAATAATGTCTTGAATATAAAATTACTATAAGCATTAGTTACCTTTTGCTTATACAGGTTAATAACATTCTGACCTTTCATGTACACTTTGTTTACTCTCTGTTTCTTTTTACTACACATAGTAGTTAATTCATCTTGAGTAAATGCACTTAGACCATATAATGCTCTTTTATATAAATGATTTTGATAACCATTATAGTTATCTTTTTCATATTCTGTATAAGTATTACCTTTATACAGTTGATAAGCCTCTAACTTACCTTTGTACTCTAATTTGTTTTTCTGTTGTAACTCCATGACCATTAGTTTTTACAATTAAT